ACATGATCACAGAGATGTGGATGGACGGGCCAAACGGTTACGGGAAACTAAAAGTATTACCTACGCCGATGGGACAACTAGTTAAAACAATGCTGGAAAGCGGAGTTAAATTAGGTGTTTCATCGCGTGGTAGCGGAAACGTCATGGAAGATGGTTCCGGTCAAGTAAGCGATTACGAGATTATTACAGTCGACGTAGTTGCTCAACCCAGTGCTCCAGGTGCCTACCCGACACCAATATACGAGCATTTGTTAAATGCCCGTGGGGGGTACAAGGCACTAGAATTAGCACGAGAAGTTCGAGGCGACGATAAGGCACAAAAGTATTTGAAGGAATCTTTGGTTAATATAATCAAAGGCCTCCAGTAATAAGGAGAAAAATATGTTGGAAGCACTGAAATCACTTTTTGAAAACAACGCAATTTCAGAAGAGATCAGAGCAGACATCCAAGAAGCATGGGACAAGCAAGTTAGTGAAAACAAACTGGCTGTAACTGCTGAACTTCGTGAAGAGTTCGCTAAGAAATACGAACATGATAAGGCTACTATGGTTGAAGCAATTGACACTATGGTGACTGAAAAACTTCAAGAAGAAATTTCCGAATTTGCTGAAGATAGAAAACAATTAGCAGAAGCTAGAGCCAAGTATGCTGTAGCTATGCGTGAAAACGCAGGTTTGCTAAAAAGTTTTGTTTTTGAACAGCTTAAGAAGGAAGTGGGTGAACTACATGAAGACCAAAAAGTTATGTCAGATAAGTTTGGCAAACTAGAGGACTTTGTTGTAGAAGCTCTTGCTAAAGAAATTGCAGAGTTCCACGAAGACAAAAAAGACTTGGCTGAAACTAAAGTAAGATTAGTACGTGAAGCCAAAGAGCATTTAGCAAAAGTACGCAAGTCTTTTGTTGAGAAAAGTGCGAAGATTGTATCAGAAGGAGTTAGTAAAAAACTTACAAGTGAAATTACTCAACTTAAAGATGATATTGATTCAGCACGTAAAAATGATTTTGGTCGCAAAATTTTCGAAACATTTGCAGGCGAGTATGCAAATAGCTACTTAAACGAAAAGTCCGAAACAGCTAAACTTTTAAAAGTTGTAGATGTTAAAGACAAAGCAGTTGCAGAAGCTAAAGCAGAAGTCGAAGAAGTTAAGAAAATCGTCGAGAGTAAAGACGCAGAAATTAGTAAAATTTCTGATGCGGCTAAACGTAAAGAAGTAATGCACGAATTAACTGGACCTTTGAGCAAGGATCAGCGTGAGATTATGGTAGACTTACTGGAAAATGTACAGACAGATGGTTTAAGAAAAGCATTTGACAAGTATATTCCGGCAGTAATTGACGGTAAAACTCCAGCGAAGAAGAAGGCTACTCTTACAGAGTCCGAGGCAAAAGAAATAACAGGCAATAAAGAATCTAACGTTAGTAGAGTAAGTCAAGAAACTAATGACAATATCATTAGTATTCAAAAACTTGCTGGATTGAAATAAGGAGAAAACAATGTCAGAACTACTAGAAAGTCGCTGGCAGGATACCAAAACTGCTCTTTTAGAAGGCCTAAACGGTAACAAAAAGGCTGTAATGGCAAGTACTCTAGAAAACACACGCAAGTGGTTGAATGAGACTGCTACAGCTGGTTCTACAAGCGCCGGTAATGTTGCGACTCTAAACAGAGTTATCCTACCAGTAATCAGACGTGTTATGCCGACTGTAATAGCCAACGAATTAGTTGGTGTACAGCCGATGACAGGTCCTGTGGGTCAAATCCACACATTAAGAGTACGTTACGCTGATTCGTCAGATGGTAACGAAGTTGGTGAAGAAGCATTATCACCATTTAAGATCGCGGCGGCATATTCAGGTAACGCCACTGACGCTACACCGAAAGGTTCAGCAACAGCGGCACTTGAAGGTCAAGCAGGTAAGAGATTATCTATCCAGATCTTAAAGCAAACAGTCGAAGCAAAAACTAGAAAGCTATCAGCTAGATGGACTTTTGAAGCGGCTCAAGATGCTCAAGCACAGCAAGGCATCGATATTGAAGCAGAAATTATGGCGGCATTAGCCCAAGAAATTACTGCTGAGATCGATCAAGAAGTATTAGCTTCTTTAAGAGCTTTAGCTGGAACGCAAAACCAACAAGCATACGACCAGAACGCTGTAAGCGGTACTGCAACATTCGTAGGTGATGAACACGCGGCTTTGGCTGTGATGATCAACCGTGTTGCTAACAACATCGCACAGAGAACTAGACGTGGTGCTGGTAACTATGCTGTGGTATCACCACACGCATTAACTATCCTACAATCTGCAACAACTTCAGCGTTCGCAAGAACAACTGAAGGTGCATTTGAGGCTCCTACAAATACTAAAATGGTTGGAACATTAAATTCAGCTATGAAAGTATATGTAGATTCATATGCCACTGATGCAACAGCAGTATTAGTAGGTTACAAAGGTTCAAGTGAATCAGACGCACCTGCGTTCTACTGCCCTTACATTCCTTTAATGTCAAGTGGCGTAGTACTAGATCCGTCTAGCTTTGAGCCAGTAGTTTCGTTCATGACTAGATATGGATATGTTGAGTTAAACAACACAGCATCTTCACTAGGTAATGCGGCAGACTACTTAGGTACAGTTACTATTGCGAACGTAACATTTAGCTAATCCATAGGATTAGTTACTTAATGTAACTAAAATATTAGATAGGCCCTTCGGGGCCTATCTTTTTTTGTGGATATTCTTTCTATTTTGGACAACCTTTTTGCATTTTATGGTTGCTTTTTACAACAAACGGTGTTATATTAGTAACATAAGCATAAGGAGAGTAATTAACTTCTTATTATAGTGCAAGGAAGAGCTCTTTACCAGAAGGGGCGAACTTGACTAACCAGGGGTGGTACCCAGGGCTTGTAGGAGAAATCCGCAGGTTCACATCGCAGTCACTAGCGGGGTTAGGTTGTACGTATTAGAATGGTATTCCGGTACGTGCTTGTAGGTGTAACCAAGTCCTACCTATTTTGCTTATACTTTCCTTTACCCATTCCCAAAACTTTGATAAATACTTGTGTCTATAAAGCGAGCCGCATTTACGGCGGACTTATGGGGACAGAACCCCGTAGACCTAGAACGTCAAAGGAGAAACAAATGGGAAGACCAATTAATAAAAGATTTTTCGGAACACCTACAGCAGGTGGAAACGAAATAAAAGTAGACTTTCATGATGGCTCAGCTGTTACTGAAGGTTATATCGTTAAACAATTAGGATCAAAAAAGTTCCGTGTTAAAGAAATCGGTGGCTCAACAGAGTACGATCGTTTTTTAACTACAGGTAAATTAGCTTCTGCACTTACAGGTACAGAAATGGCTATTACGGTAAAAGGTGACGATAACGAAACTTATCAGATTTCTAAAATCGCAGGTAGAAAAGCTACAGTGATTGCACCAGATGGTACAGGTTCAAATGCACTATCAGGAACATCATTAGCTTGGACATTTACAGCATCTGGTTCAGATGGAGCGGCACAAGTTGAAGAAGCTGGTGACGACGATACAAAAGCTGGAACTGATGATGACGATTTTTCTAATGCATAATTAGTTTTGTTTGTGGGGGCTTTGGTCCCCACAACACTTTAAGGAAATTTAAGTAATGGCAAAAAATTTAGTAGTAGACGGAGATTATAGAATTAAGACAGGAGATGCTGGAACCATCTTCTTAGACACAGGTAATCAAATTGGTCAAGTTTATTTGACTGGTAACCTTGTTGTCAAAGGTACTACGACTCAAGTTGATGCAACAGATTTAAATTTAAAAGACAACATCATTCAAGTTAACTCAGGAGAACAGGGTGCAGGTGTAACACTTGGTACTGCTGGTATCCAAGTTGACAGAGGTAGTTTAGTTGATACACAAATTGTTTTTGACGAAAGTGTAACTTGGAATGATCCAGTTACGCAAACAGTTAAGACAGGTGGATTTAAATTAAGAGATACTAACGGCAGTAATATTGGATTAGAAGTTAGAAGTATTTCAACGGG